TCAAGAATTATTTCTAAGATTTTCCATGATATCGACCGTTTGATTTCTCATCTTATCTGTTACATGCGAGTAAGTATCCATCGTAATTGAAATTCTGCTGTGGCCCAATCGTTCAGAGATTTCTTTCATTTTTGCGCCATTTTCGAGAAGAAGTGTAGCATGAGTATGTCTGAGAGAATGGAAGTTAAAAGAGAGGGAGAGTGTATTCGATATCCTTCTAGTATTCCATTTCACTACACTTGGCGTAACTAGCCCACCGTCTTCCTTTGTACATACTGCATTTGAATCAATGTAGAGCTTTCCATACTTCATTCGATTTTCTAATTGTTGTTTCTTATGTTTTTTCAGAATTGCTAGCAAGGTTTGTCCAATAAAAATCGTTCGATTGGAACTGCTTGTCTTTGGTGTACCATATACCCATGCGCCATCATTCTTTACCATTTGTTTCTCTACAGTAATTGTTCCATTTGAAAAATCGACATTATCCCACGTCAGACCACAAACTTCGCCAACACGCATTCCCGTATAAAATCCAATATTCAAAGGAATATAGAAAGGATGGCCTTCAGGAGTGATTTCTAGCATATGATCAAAGTCCTCAAGAGAAATGATTTTTAGATCTTTTTTAGTCGTTGGTCGTTCTTCGTATTTTGGTATCTTTACATACAGCATAGGATTTTGCTTGATTAACCCCCAAGGATAAACCGCCATATTCAGCGCATTCTTAAGGACAGAGTGAGTAATAGTCATTGTTTTCTTCGAGTAACCCTTTTTAAATTCAGCATTGATGAAATTTTGTAAAAGAGCAGGGGAGAGATCCGTAAGTTTTTTCTTTCCTAAATAACCGTTTATATGATTTTTGATGGTAAATCGGTAGTTTTCATAGGTATTGTATTTTAGATTTAGTTTAACGTATTCCTCCATCCAAAAATCAAGGTATTGTTTTACTCGAGTATCCGTACCTAAAAAGTATTGTCCTGTTTCGTCAATATCTGATAAAACTTTTCGTAAAGCAGCTTCGGCCTCTGGTCGGGTGTCTCCGCCAACTTTCTCCACTTTTTTTCTTGAGCCATTATCATTGATATCTTCAAAATAATAATACCAACGTTTTCCACGTTTTCTCACACCGCCACGCATAAAATCAGTCCTTTCATATTGCTATGTCATTAGTACGATAGTTAAATTCTTTTGGTACATATAGAGAGGAAATAGATGTAAAATCCGTATTTTTAATAGAAGTATACGAACTTATGTTCTTTGGTGCTTAAAAAGAAAAGCCCGAAGGCTGTTCTTTTGATCTATTAGTTTAAAGAAATATCAACTGTTTCATCATTCCAAATAGATGTAGCATATTGAAGCTTTAACTTGGCATTTGTATCAGCTTGGCCAACCAAATCACCAGTAACTGAAGCACCATCATCCAAATCGCCACTATTTAATTGGTTAATATTATCTAATGTAGTGATTTCATCCATATCAGTGGCATTACCATCTGCATTTAGCTTGAAGTCATAAGGGTTATAGGACTGCTTTTTACCAGAATTATTAGTAATTGTAATGTTTGCGATAACATATTGTTTTCCATCATCAGGAGTATCGAACTCACTACCGCTACTGTATTGCACATTATTAACTTTAATTTCATAGCCCTCGTAGCTCACAGTATCTCCAACAGCAAAGTCCTGATTCAAAGGATCACTAGAACTCTGTGTATCTTTCTCAGCAGAATCGTTGCTACTTACTTTTTCTGTTTTAGCAGAAGTAGTTTCTTTTTTATCATCGCCACCGCCTAGCGCACCACCAACGATGAACACAACGATTACCACTAGAATCCAAAACCAAACTCTCTTATAGAATGGTTTTTTCTCTTTCATAACATATGTTTTACCATCTTCTCCTGTAACCTTTTTCTTTGCCATTATTTCTCCTCCAAAAAAATATTATTACTCCCACTTAAGGCAGGCAGTGATAGTCGCCTCCAAATCAAAGAACTATACCGTTCACGCTTTCCCCACAAAGCAAAAGCACAATTCATGATTAACTAAATTAAGAATCTATAAGCCGAAACTGGAAGACCATATAAACGAGATAAATCTTCAATTTTTCTCGGATACATTTGTGTGTCTTCTTTATATAAGTCGGCTATAAGATTAGCAGCAAAGCAATTCGCTTCGCTTTCTGATTTGCTTCTAGAATTTCTTGTAGAGACGTAATAACTTGATAATCCTTTGTGGAAAATGGCATGACCAAGCTCATGGGCGCAAATATAAAAACGCTCTTCTGATTCTTTCAATTCGTGGCTTAAGAGAATGACGGATCTCCCTAATAACTCTTGAAATTGTCCTTTCGGGTTATTCATAAATGGCACGTACTTAATTTGAATGTCCATTTGTTCGCAAATGATAAAAGGATTAGCAGAATTATATTTTTGCTTTAATTTACCAGCTAGATTTATTACGTCTCTCTCCATAAAAATCACTTCTCTTTGCTTTTATCTTCTTTTCTAAATTCCCAGAACAAACCAGTTAAAATATCTTTAACACGCTGTCTCTCTTCATCTGTTAAAGTTTCACCGCCATAAGCCATATCTACATTTGATTCAAGTAGTTTATCCAGTTCAATCAAATCTTCCTCATTTGCCCATTCCGGAATTGTATTTACATTAACTGGTGAATTCTCTTCAAAATATGATATTGAAACGCCGAGAGCAGTAGATAATTTTTTTAAGGTTTCAAGCGTTGGATCTTTCCGTTCGCCTTTTTCAAATCTTGATATTTGAGAAGCACTCACTCCAGATTTTAAAGCCAACTGGTTAACGCCTAAGCCTCTAGAGGTTCTCAATTTTTTTAGTTTTTCTCCAAACTCCACGATAAAACCCCTTTCTTAATATATGATATAGCCCATAGGCAATAAAATCAAAAAAAATTGCATTTTGGCAATAAAAAGTGTTGCCAAAAGACAAATTTAGTATTATAGTATTGTCATAAGGCAACGGAGGTGTATTAAATGAAAACTTTGCTTAAGCAAGAAAAGCTCTACTCCTTGATGCAATCAAAAGGAGATGATCCATACTCACTTGCTAAAAGAATGAATGTTGCTCCGTCAACAGTTTATAGAATTTTAAACGGAGATCGCGGAATCGGTGGTGAACTAATTCCGAAATTGCTTAAAGCTTTTGATTTATCTGAAAAAGATTTTGATAAGCTTTTTATTTTTAGTGAAGTATTGCCAAAAAACAACAGACAGGAGATTGCCAAATGACACGACAAGAAAAAATAAAAAATCTGCTAAAACTCTCAATACAACCTAAAGTTGAAAACCCAACAATTTCACCAAATTATGAAATTAAATTAAATGATTGGACATTAGGACGTGGAGTAACAAATATTGAACTATTTATGCCAGCATCAGGCAAGCCAAAACTAAAAATCGAATGTTTTATAGATGAAGTTGATATAAAAGATGTTTTGGTAGGACCAGAAATTCTCCCTTTGAGTAAATACTTCAAAAATTCAAAAGGAGAATAACCAAAAATTATTTATTAATTACAATTGGAACAAGCTCACTATAATAACTTTCTGTTTCTAAAATATTGTCGGGATATTTTAAATGAAGAGAGTTCACAGTATCGATTACATCTTTTTGATTGAAACCTTCTAAATAGTGGGTACTTGTCCCTTTAGGAGCTATTTCAACGATTTCGATTATCTTTTTAACGATAGATTCTTTATAAGCCATAATCTCACCACCTTCCATAGTGAGATTATATCAAATAAATAAGGAGATGATTTTAATGACACGCCAAGAAAAAATAAACATCGTACTTGATGCTAGACCTAGACTAGTCCACATCATCAAATGTGCAAATGATGATCAACTCGATCGTCTAGTTGAAGAAGTCCAAAAAGAGCTTGAACGTGAATTAGACGAAGCAGCTTTCGTTTGATTCTTTAAATTAATAGTATAAAAAAATTGCTCGTATTGATATACGGGCGAATAAGAATATGAGGTGTTTAAACTGTTAAAAAAATCAAGTGTTATTCGAGAATCGTTAGTCGAAGTAATTAATAAGAGTGGTGAGACCAAAAAGGAAATAGCAAGACAAATCAACGTCTCTCAACAGTCATTAAGCGATTGGACAACATTGCTTAATACGAAGCCCGTGACGTTGGAAAATGCTCAGGCGTTAACGGATCATTTTAGAGATTCAGATTTCACTCTTCAAGTGATTCATGAGTTCTTTGGTTTATTTAAATCAATAGATGGTGATGTTTATAGGAGAGATCCTTCATCATTAGACAAGTTGCAAATGATTGAATCAGATGAGCGGAAACAGAAGAAGCAAGAAGTAGAGAAAATTCTTCTTAAACAAGTAAATTACTTAACTGTTGATGATCGTCAACAAATCATTGCATATGCTTATGAATTTTTAGATGAAATCATGGTGGAAGTAACACTAATAAGTGCATTATGCGAAATACTTGGAATCGATATTCGCAAGCTTAGTGAGGAACGGCTGTCGTACTGGGTAGCACAAGGATATATGAAAGGATGATGGAAATGGAAACATTGGAAAATATTTTTCCAAAAAAAGTTGTCTTGAAGCGCAACAATAAAAGAAACATTGAAAAATTAACATACTCAGTAACTGAAGCGGCATTAGCTATAACAACAAATCCTCAAAATGTTAAAGATTTGATTGAGATGGGATACATCGGTTTTTTGAAACTCGGTGAAATTAGAATTCCTAAAACTGAAGTCGCTCGATTTTTAGAGAATCATATGAATGAAGATCTTGCTAGCGAAATTGCTAAATATAGAGAGGAGAGAAAGAAATGAAAACTGTATTTAAAATGACTGTCAAGAGCGCTTTGCTTATGAGCCTAGTAGCAATCGTACTGGCAAGTATTAATCCGGCATATGCACTTATTTATTGGGGAACCTTAGTAGCGGTTACTGCTGTAAGAGAAAGTTTCAAAATGCCAACACAAAAAAGACCGACCAGCGACGGCAATCGCTAATCGGCAACATATCAAAATAACTTATCTGTATTTTAGCATGAAAGGAAGGCTAAAACAATGAATGATTTTGGACAAGCACTGGATCAATATTTAACGACTCCTGAATGGGGCACGCCACATAAAGAGGAGGAAGACGATGAGTAAATCTACCTTAGAAATGAGCCGTCAAGAATGGCTTGAAGACCGCAAGAAAGGCATCGGAGGTTCTGATGTCGGAACGATTTTAGGATTGAATAAGTGGAAATCACCTTATCAACTCTGGCTAGAAAAAACAGGACAAGTCGTACTTGAAGAATCAGAAAATGAACCAGCTTATTGGGGCAATGTCTTAGAAGAAGTTGTTGCCAAAGAATTTCAAGAACGAACAGGCAAAAAAGTACGCAGAAGAAACCAAGTGTTTGAACATCCGTTACATCCATTTTTAAGAGCAAATATTGATCGTGACGTAGTAGGGGAAAACGCCATTCTTGAATGCAAAACAGCTAACCAATTTCTTGGTAAAGAGTGGGAAGGAGAAGAAGTCCCGCTTAGCTATCTCTGTCAGATTCAACATTATATGAATGTTTTGAACAAAGATTATTGTTATATCGCTGTGTTGATTGGCGGACAAAGATTCATTTGGAAGCGAATTGCGAGAGATCAAGAATTAATCGATACAATTACAGAACGCTTGGTTGAATTTTGGGAAACAAATGTAGTTGAAGGTATCGAGCCTGTAATTGACGGAAGTGAAGCGACTGCTGACTTCTTAAAAGAAAAATATGCAGATGTAGAAGAAAATCAAACAGCTCTACCATCACGTTTTGATGAACTTATCGAGCAAAAAAGAGAACTCAAGCGGACGAAAAAAGAAATTGAGTCAGCTATCCGTCAAGTAGACAACGAGATTATCAGCGAGCTAGGAAAACGTGAGGCAAGTATCGGCATTACACAAAGAAACATCATCAGATGGAAACTTGTTAGTACTAAACGCATGAACACGAAGAAACTAACAGAAAAATATCCAGATATCGCAAGTGATGAAGAGATTTATAACGTTACTGAATCAAGAAGGCTAACCGAAAAGGAGATCAAATAATATGGCAACAAATGAATCGTTAAAAAACCAATTGGCAGAAAAGCCACAGAAACAAGTTGCACCAGGACAGTTAGGGCTTAAAGCTCTAATGAATACACCAACAATGAGAAAGAAATTTGAAGAAGTACTTCATGACAATGCTAATGCTTTTATGTCGAATGTTATGACTCTTGTATCTAATGACAGTTATCTTGCAGATAGTGAACCGATGTCTATCATGAGCGGCGCGTTAACTGCTGCAACATTAAATCTTGGACTAGATAAGAATTTAGGTTATGCATATTTAGTTCCATTCAATAGTAAAAACAAGCAAACAGGAAAATGGGAAAAGAAAGCTCAATTTATGCTTGGCTATAAAGGATATATCCAATTAGCCCAACGATCAGGTAAATACAAAGCATTAAATGTGATTGAAGTTTACGAAGGAGAACTAAAAAGCTGGAACCGACTGACAGAAGAGTTTGAGTTTGATCCAAATGGTAGAACATCTGATGAAGTCATTGGATATGTTGGCTATTTTGAATTACTGAATGGATTCAAGAAAACTGTCTATTGGACCAAACAAGAAATTGAAGCTCATCGAATTGCTAACAATAAAGATCGCGACAAAACAAAGTTAAGTGGTGTGTGGGCGTCTGATTACAATGCAATGGCACGAAAAACTGTTCTGAGAAATCTTCTTTCTAAATGGGGGATCTTGTCCATCGAAATGCAAGAAGCCACCACATCGGATGAGAGAGTCCAAAGAGTTCAAGAAGATGGCAGCATTATTGCTGAAACAGAAGTTGAAGAAGATATTCCTGAAAGAAAAGAAGTAGAGGTTATTTCTGAAGAAAATGAAGATGTACAAACTGGATTATTTGATGCATCAAATCCACCATTAAATAAATAGTGAGGGAGTTATCTCCCTCTTAACATCAAAACGAAAGGAGGAACACAATTGGATTACATCGGACAGCTTAATGCTTTTGACAATTGGCTTGAATATAACGAGCTTGGCGCTGGTCCCCAACTGCTTTGGTATAAGTTAATGGCTATAGCAAACAAAAGTGGATGGCAGAGCGAATTATCGATTGCCAATACAAGGCTACAAGCAATGACTAAAACGTCTGAAAAAACATTGATTAACAATCGTAATCAATTGATCCAAAACGGACTCCTTCAATATAAAAAGAGAGGTCGTACAAAAGCTGGAGTTTATATTCTTTCTGATCTAACTGGAAATTTTACAGTAAAAACTACAGTAGATAATACGGTAGAAAACTCCGCTACTGGAAATATTCCAGTAGATAGTAAAGTAAATCAGAAAGTAAATAGGGAAGTAAATCCTTCAGTAGATTCTACAGTAAATCCTTCAGCTTATATAAACAATACAAAACAAAACAAGACAAATAAAGAAGATGATGATATAGGCGTGTATGAGTTCATCCAAAAAAACTGGGGGAAACCACCGACAGGTCTTTTGCAAGGAGCATTAGGACCGATGATTAAAACTTGGGGAGCAGATATGATTCTCTTTGCTTTTAAATTAGCTTTCGAAAACAACGTTGAGATGCCAGGATTGAAAAAATATGTTGAAGCGATATTAAATTCATGGAGTAATCAAGGAATTAAGACAATGGAATCAGCAGAAAAAGCTCAAGAAGCTTTTAAGAACAAGAAAAAACAAAACTATCTTCCTAAACGTCAAAACAATGTACGGCGTGAAAAGTTACCTGATTGGGTCAACAAACCTCAAGAAGAAAAGACGCTAGATCCTGATAAAAAAGCAGAATTAGAAGCCCGCTTTGCTGCTTATCAGGCTAAGAAGGAGGCGCTTCTTGAGAATGAATAAATATCGTAATCGAAAAACTATCCATCGAGGTATCAAGTTCGATTCTATCGCAGAAGCGAAGTACTACGATCTAGCTTTGTGGCAAGCGGAAGCGAACGGCTGGAAAGTAAAACTTCAGGAACGATTTGAGCTGATGCCGAAATTTGAACTAGACGGAAAGAAGTATCGCAAGATCGAGTATATTCCCGACTTCACATTTTATAAAAGCGGCAAGCTGGTCAAAGTCGTAGATGTTAAAGGGATGCAGACAAAAGACTTTAAAATCAAGGCAAAGTTGTTCTGTCATCAATATCAAGTGCCGTTGATATTAGCTAAAAAATATCGGAATACGTTCAAGGAAGAGCGTTTTTAGCGAGGTGGTCCATCATGACAACAGAAGAAGTGATTCAAATGCGAATTCGAAGCCTTCAGCGTGAGATTGACGATCTGGAGAGGACAAAGGCAGTGATGGTCAATGAAACGGCAAGGAAGGCAATCGATTTGCACATAGAGAATTTAAGAAGGGAAATTCGTAGATTGGAGGAATGAGCGTGGATAAGAAAGCGACAATGAAACGAATCATCGAACTGACACATTCTGAGAATTGGCAAGAAGACAAAGAAATAGTTGCAGAAGTCCAAAGGATCGGCAAATCAATGTGGACTGAAAAAACCAAACGGAGAACGCCGAGAAAAATTGCGATCTGGCATGGTGACCGAATTCTAGTAACAGGTACTGCTGAACAGTTATCTGAAATTACTGGATTAAGCAAAAACATTATCTGGGATAGAGCTAAACGCGAGAACGTTGATTCGAAAGGTCGTCAATTTAAACATTGGGAGAAGAAATAATGGATCTCATTACACAATACAGTGATATCATCCTCAAGAAAATCATGATGAAGATTCAGAAAGACAAAAAATCAAAAGAACGAGCGGAATTAGTTAAGTTGGAAATGGCTGAAACAGGAGCAGGAGTGCGAAGTAGCAGGCATTGGAAAGCAGCAGCAAACATATTTACGCTCCTGATCATCCTAATGCAACAAGAAATGGTTATGTAGGCGAACATCGTTTAGTTTTAGAAAATAAAATAGGACGATACTTAAAACAAAACGAAGTTGCTCATCACATTAATGAAAATAAGTTTGACAACCGACCCGAGAATATTGAATTGATGACATTTGAAGAACATTCTTCATATCATGCTAAAAAAAGAGCCAGAGGTGAAAAAAATGAGTTTATTGCAATTTAGAGCGTGGTACACACCATTTAAAGGTAAAACAATTGGACAAGAAATGAAATATGGGCAAGCAGGAAGGTTGATCACTCATGCTGAAATGGCTCCAGATAAATATGTGCTTATGCAATCCACAGGACTGAAAGACAAGAACGGTGTGGGGATATTTGATGGGGATATAGTTCTGGTTAATGTAAGTAATGGTTTTGATCATTTAGTTAATGAAAAAACGATTGTACAAGAATCCGGGTTTCATTCTGGATTGATTTGTAAATCATTAGCTAGTGGAATGGAATATAGAGTATTCAAACACAAAAAGATGGATTATGAATACGAAGTCATCGGAAATATCTACGAGAATAGCGAGTTATTGGAGGAACAGCGATGAATAAACAGGAATTGATTGAAAGATATAAAACAAAATATGCTGAAGAACCAAAAGATTGGAAACATCCATCTGTGAATGCTTCAAGACAAGATTTATTTGCTAACTTCATTCGTGATTTAAAACAACTAGACGAACCGCAAGCCGAGAAGGTGGAAGCTCATTTGGCAGAACATTGGAATGAAGATATAGGAAACGTCCTTTGGTGGGATTTTCCGGTTGAAGAACCACCGTATTGTGGCACACCACTTGATGAACATTTCCCAAAATATAAAACACATTTTACAACGATTGATATGCCAAACGAAATCGAAAAGCCGAAGCGGTGGATAGTTAAGTATATTCGGCCATTCGTTGATGAATTTAGATACTACTCCATAGGTGACGAAATTTTCGATATTACAAAGTCATCATGGACTTCTGATAAAGAAGATGCTTATCCGTTTACTGAAAAAGAAAAAGCCGAAGCAGTAGCGCTATTAGTCGATGGGAGTGTGGAGGAAGTATGAAACAATTAGTTTATGTGTTGTCAAAAAATGGCACGGTCAAAAACTATGTAAGTGAAGTCTTGATCCAAGCCGATGAGAATGACGAAGAAACAGTGAACGTCAATATGAAATTCACTACTGATATTGAGAAAGCTATTGATTTAGTTGATGCTGCAAGCGAAGTTTACTCACAACTTGCCGGACAACTCGGTGAGCGTTTGGTTGGGATCGAGGAGGAAGCGGAATGAATGTTCAAAATAGCATTTTATCTGTTCGATTACACAGATGATTCGTTTAAGAAAGTTTATTTCCATCACTGGAATGATAGCAAGCCAGTTTTTACAAAAAACAAAAGGAGAGCTCAGGAGTATTTTGATGAAAGATCAGCAAATAAAGATATAGTGCAGTTAAAAAAAGCAGAATCACCATCTGCGAAAACATTATCTATAAAATTGGAGGAAAAAGAATGAAACTAAAAGACGGATTTTACGCTAGTAGTCATGGTATCGGCGGTTTAATGCTAGATATGCCGACAAAGAATCCTAAAACACGTAAGAAACCAAAATTCAAAGTCGGTGACATGGTTCGCTGTGAAGCAGAAGAGTTCATCTATCCATTTCGTGGATATGTAGAACACGTCTATAATTACTCAGCGATCATTCGTATTGAAAACACGATGGAATGTGACAAGCGGTTAGCGAAAAGCAAAGAGAATTTAGCAGTGGTGAGAATGGTGGATATTGAACTAATCAATGACAAATAAAAAAGCCGGATCGCTCCGACTGTTCTAATAAATTCGACAAGTTTATTATATCACAGGAGGCAGCTATGGAGTTAAAAGGAATTGAGTTAAGTGACATCGAAAAAATGCAAGGAGATCATTGTGCAATCATCATTTCAAACGGGCAAATGAAAAGTGTAAAGCTTCCTCCGTTTGGAACAATAGTCATAGAATCCCATTGCAATAAAGTCAAGCAAGTTAAAGAAGAAGTGAAACAATTATTTTGAATATCGTCCTACCAGAAAACTGGCGGACACAAGTTGACAAGAACTTTCTTGTTGATTTGTGTCCGCTTTTTTGTTTGCGAAATTATTGAGGAGGCTATCTATATGAATGATTTAATTCAGGAATACAAGAATGACTTGAAAATGTTGAAAAAGCAACATCAAAAAATCTTAAATAAACGATATCGCACACCTGTCAAAGAACATGGGAGAGTGATACATAAATTAATTGATGATCGTTCTCCTCAAGATATAGCAGATCAAAAAGTAATAGCAGAAGCTATCTCTACTACAGAGTACGCTTTATTCTGGCTAGAAACAGGCAGAGAGAAGCCTTTCGATGATGAGCAAGCCAAGAAGATACCAAAGCATAGAAGAGCAGTTAAACTGGCAGATATAGATGTTATGAGCTATCAAGTTTATTTACAGGAAGTAGAAAAGCCAGCAGAAGAGACGATTTCTCCGAAGAAAAAAGAGATGTTGCTCCAAGTGACGGAGATAGAATCTTTGCTTTCTAATAAAGAACTGACATTATTTCATTTAATTAATAAAGATTTATGTACTTATGGAGAAGCAGCAGAACAAATGAATCTAGCTGTGGGTACTGTTAAATCTATGTCACAGCGAATTAAAAATAAGATCGACAATTATTTTGAATATGGTCATCAAATCAATCTATTTGAAATTTGCTAAAACTTGTAAACCATTCCCACCTATAAGTGAAGACAATTAATAGATTAGACACTCACAAGTTTATTCATTCTTTTATTCTGAATAATTGTTCTTCAAAAATAAAACGCAAGGGAGGGAATCTCCCTCATCGTTTAATTAAGCTTCGATAGATAGCAGCGGAAATATTAAGAATAAGGATGTGAATTTCAACTCCTTCTAAATTGTTCTTATTATCTATCATCCGTTGCTGTTTATTGTTTTTTGATTTATTCACATGATTTATCGTAAAATATACAATGGGTGATAAATTTGAAAAACATAAAGTGGAAAGATGTAATAACGGTTAGTATATCAATTATTTCGGTACTCATAGCTCTGTATAATTGGAATGATTTAAGGAATATGAAAACAAACTATGGTAAATCAGTTAATGAAATACTAGTCAACTCTAACAGACTAGCAATACAAGACTTAGATGTTCTATATGCTACTATTGAATCATCTAAAAATAAACCTGTTACCAGAAGTAATCTCAATATAATATTAGATAGCCTAGAGAAAAACTATGAAAAATTAAATGAAATCAAGTTGACTGATATTTCGAGTAAAGAACGCCTAACTTACCAATCATTTAGTAACGATTTATTCTATGATCATAATGCATTAAAGACTGAAATCGATAATGTAATAGAGATGAACAATGAGATAGAAAAGAGAATGAGCGATACTGAAAAAACAAAATTAGATAAAACTAAAAATTACTATGATCAGTTGTTTATATCTGATGAATCCCGAGAAGGTCTATTAGAAATAATAAAAGAGATTAGAAAAGACGCTCTCTGGAATATAGAACAATTAAAAAATAAAAAATTTATTTCATTTAGGTCGTTGGAAAAAGCTGATAGTGAATTTGCAGAAAAATACAATTTAACTAAATAATTAAAAAGGTGGGTGAAGAGAAATGATGGCGTTAATAATTTCAATTTTTGCGCTCTGTCTTAATGTCTATATGATTGGATTTAAAAATGGGCAAAATAAAAAATAGTAGCAGCCAAGAATAATTTTATAGTGTCACTGTGGCGGAAAGGGTAGACGCTAAGCATGCGTGCTAGGTCAATGCTTCGGCAACCATGCAATGTTCGATTCATTGCCAGTGACTTGAAACAACGTGCATGAACGTTGGGCGTGGATGGATTTATTCAGAAACGTTTAAATATCGGGACACAAGCGCCCACAATATCTGGTGCATAACAACTATTGACAGGAAAGTTGTTACTGCAAAGCGACTCAAACGGACTATATCTGACAGAGATGTCCTATCGTTGGGTTTAGTGTCAGAGCTGGAAACCTCAACTGATGCACCTGTCAATCAGCAACTGAGGGTTGGAAATGGGCGCTCAAAGTACACGAGCAAGGCGAGGTCGATAGTAATCGATGGAATCGGTGTAGGTTGCTATTACATAACTGGTTAGGTTAGATTGAGATTTGGGATTCGGTACAAATGAATTGTCAAATGTCTCAAGCACAGGATCGGAAACGTCCCTGCCTGTGCATTACATATTAGATCACTCTTTGAGTGGTCTTTTTATTTTGCTAAAGGAGGCTACATAATGAGAAAACTACTAGATAAGTTAAGAAGACTCATCCGCCAACGGAATGGAGTGGTAACGACATGAGAAACTACTGGTATGTATCACTAACAAACCGATATCCGCAACCGAACACTGATGATCCAGTGAGGGTTGTCCAATCAGTCCAAATAAAAAAGAAGTACTCCATCATTGAAATGACCAGAGAAGCAACACCAAAAGAGATTGATAAATGCAAACTTCTTTATTGCGGTCATGGTTTCTATTCAGATAAACACATACAGGAAAATCTTTCAAAGTATGTGTAGATTACAAAACAAACATAGATAGTGAGGTGGTGGAATATGGATGGTTAAACTAACAGAAAAGCAACGTCGTTTTGCGGATGAATACATTAAATCTGGTAACGCGACAGATGCTGCCAGATTGGCGGGATACAAAAATGCTGAGGCAAGTGCCAAAGATAACCTACGAAAACCTACCATTAAATCCTATATTAACGGTGTTCTTGAAGAAATGGCATCGAAGCGAATTATGCAGGCTTCTGAAGCTATGGAACTGTTAACTACTATTGCTCGTGGCGAAATGGAAGAGACAATGTATATAGGTACTTCTGACGGTGTAATCACTATCGAGGATAAAAAGCCGGACATAAATCAACGAACCACCGCTTTGAAAGAGATACTTAAACGTTATCCAATTGATCGTGAAGGTAAAGAACGATTATTACAAGCTCAAGCAGACAAGGCTACAGCAGAAGCCGCACTTGCTAAGAATAAAGCTGATAAATTAACTCAAAGCGGAAAAGTTAATGAGTTGTTACAATCGCTTCTAGACGTTAAGTCTGGAGGTGATGGAAGTGCCTAGTATATTGTTTAGCGATAAGCAACAAAACAATATTAGACAAGATGTCAGCAATATCACTTTCGAATTAAATGAAGGCACACCTCGGAGTGGGAAAACTACTGCTGATATTTTTAAAATGGCAGACTTCTATTTGCGTTCTCCTGACCAAAATCACATGGTAACAGCTTATAACCAGGAACAAGCTTACCGGATGTTTATGGATGGTGACGGTCTTGGTTTAGCACATATATTTGATGGATGTTCTGATATTCGACATGACGAGCATGGAGATCATTTACTTTTATATGCACCGAATGGTGAAAAGAAGATTTACTATAAAGGTGGAGGGAAGGTCAATAGTGTTGGAGCCATTACAGGTATGTCGCTAGGTTCAGTGACATTTCTTGAATTTAACCTACTGCATAAAGATTTTATCAATGAGTGCTTTAGACGGACGTTTGCTGCAGAGTGGCGCTACCATTTAGGTGAACAAAATCCTCCAGCACCTAATCATCCCAATCTAGAACTGCTAGAACGTTTCGAGAAATCGGGACGTTTTTTATTTAGACATTGGACGCCCGATGATAACCCGATTCTATCTGATGAACGTAAACGAGAGCTAAAAGAAGAGTTATCTAATTCAGATTATTTGTTTAAACGTGACTGGTTAGGCGAGCGCGTTATGCCAGAAGGAATTATCTATTCAATGTTTGACCAAGATACACATATAGTCAAAACAGTCGAGGGCCGAGTAATAGAAACGTTTTTTACTGCCGATGGTGGTCAAGGAGATGCTACTACTTGTGCATTCTGGTGTGTGGCGTATAACAAAGGAAAGTATGGTCTTTACCGCTTAGCTAATTATTATCACTCAGGGACTGAAACAGGTACGACAAAGGCCATGTCAGTGTACGCAAGTGAAATCAAAATATTTGTCGAATGGTGTTTTGATAAGTGGAGAAACTATCCAAGACCGCAATACTACTTTGTTGATCCTGCATGTAAGTCTTTACGGGAAGAATTGCATTTAGTTGGTATTATGACTGACAAAGCGGATAACAACAGTCGAGACAAAGTAAACAGTAACGGAATGAAAATTGAAGTTGGGATTGAGCGAGTGCAAAACGTTCTATCTAAGCAATCTCTTTTTTTATTGGACCACGGGGATAAATACGATCATTACAACTTAATAAAAGAAATCGGCATGTACGTCAGAAACGATAACGGATTGCCAATTGATAAATATAACCATGCGCTTGATGAACTGCGCTATGGTGTGAATTACTTTACTAGAACGTATCTAGTGTAGGAGGTGACGCTGTGAGTGTTTTCGATACAATCATGAACTTATTTAGGAAAGGAGGGGCTAAGGTAGGTATGGTACAAAGTTTAACTAGAATTATAGATCATCCAAAAATTACGATGAATGAAGATGAGTATGAACGCATTAGAATAGATAGACGTTACTTTTCAGGAGAGTTTCCGAAAGTGAAATATAGAAATTCAGACGGACGCATTCAAGAACGTGAGTATGTTTCGCTAAACATGTTGCAAGTCAGCGCTAAACGAATGGCGAGCATTGTTTTTAATGAACAGTGCAAAATTAATGTAAATGATGAAACGACCGCTGAATTCGTCAGAACGACATTGGCAAATAACGACTTTATGAAAAATTTTGAGAGTTATCTCGAATCGATGTTTGCAATGGGCGGCTTGGCTATACGTCCTTACTACGATGATATTAGCAAACAGATTAAGCTATCGTGGGCACAAGCGCCGACTATTTACCCGTTACAATCAAATAGCAATAATATCAGTAACTTTGCTATTGCAAGTAAATCAAGACGTACAGAGGGCGATAAGACGGCGTACTACACGTTGTTGGAATTCCACGAATGGAATGAAAAAGAGTATGTAGTAACAAATGAATTGTATCGTAGTGAAGAATTGAATACGGTTGGTGTAAAAGTTCCTCTTAAAATGCTTTATGCTAACATGTCTGACTCTGCTACGTTTTTTCAACAAGAATTTAGCCGCCCACAAGTCGTTTACTTGAAGCCAGCAGGATTTAATAATAAAGATATTACCTCTCCTCTTGGCCTAGGATTGGGTTCTAATGCTCGTTCAACGCTCAAACAGATAAACGATGCTAATGATCAATTTTACTGGGAAATAAAAATGGGGCAAAGGCGTGTAGCCGTTTCGAGTTCTCTTACGAAAGCAATGCCTGATCCGGCAACAGGAGTAGTAAAACCATTCTTCGATAGTGATCAGAATGTATTTCTAAAATTTACTGATACTTTTGGAGATGGTTTAGGAGTACAGGACTTAACAACACCGATTCGTGCTGATGATTATATCAAATCGATAAATAATCTTATTAAAAAATATGAGATGCAAACAGGTTTTTCAGCAGGAACATTCATCTTTAGTGAAGCTCAAGGGATTAAGACAGCGACAGAAATCGTATCAGAAAATAGCATGACCTATCAAACACGCAATAGTCAGACGGCTCAAATCGAACGTGCTATCCAAGAGTTAGTAATTTCTATTTGTGAATTGGCAAAATTGAATGGCATTTTTAAAGGAAATATTCCTGATATTGAAGACATTGCAGTGGACTTTGATGATGGCATTTTTACTGATAAGAGCGCTTTGCTTACGTATTGGGCTACTCGTATTGCTGCTGGGTTGGGAACCAAAGTACAAGCGTTAATGGCGCTAGATGGTTTGACAGAGGAAGAAGCTAAAAAGCTTGCCGATGAAATTAATGGTGAAGTGATCGATGAAACATCAACCACGCAAGAAAACATTCCAGATGTTGACATTACACCAGCTCTGAATAACCTAAATAGTGAAATGAAAGGAGGCGACGTTAATGCCAATGGCCAAACGGTTCAACAGGTATCTCTAAACGGTGCCCAAATTCAATCGCTTGTATCTATTGTCCAACAAGTGGCGGCTGGAAAACTTCCTAGAAAGTCGGCAATTGAAATGATTGTCGCCGCTTATCCGTTTGATATTGAGAAAGCTGAAAGTATTTTAGGCGAGGCTGGAAATGGCTTCAAATTATCTGAGGATGATGTCTGATGGTTGATTTAAAGACTAACCCGCATCAATTAACAATAACTAGTTCGCAAGTTCAAGATATTTACATGAGTTTGGAACAGGAAATATTTAAATTGATTGCTACCCGATTGAATACGAAAGGCATAACGTCTGACAACGTATTGACTTGGCAAAGTAAAATGTTGAACGAACTTCATTTGGTTAATGAAGCTACGATTAAGTTACTTTCTGAGGCTACTGGATTAGCTGAGGAGGCAATTAATAAGCTTTTTATTGATCAAGGATTGAAGATTTATGATGAATCAATAGCAGATATTAGCAAAGGAAATTCTAATCCGGTTATAAATCCTGATATTGATCAATTACTTAGTGGGTATGCTGATCAAACTTTTTTAGATATAAAAAACACAGTGAATCAAACGCTTGTTTCCACTAACTATGGAGAAAAATCGATAACTACTGATATGTATCAGCAAATCATCAAAGAAACAACAGGTTCAGTTATAGCGGGTACTAAGACTCCAGAACGAGCGCTAGCAGACACTATTTACAAATGGCGTGATAAAGGTATTAAGCCAGTGCTTGTCGATAAAGGTGGTAATGAATGGGGATTAGAAGGATATGTTCGAACGGTAGTAAGCACGACATCTAACAGAGCCTTTCAATCTGTACGTGATACTGCAGCTCATGACAACGGCATACGTACATTTGTAATGAGCAGCCATCCGGCAAGTCGTGAGGCGTGTGCTTCAATACAAGGGAAACTTGTCACTGATCAAAGAAAAAGTTTTACTGATAAAGAAACTGGTGAATATTTTGAAAGCCTGTATAACCATGGATATGGAACACCAGGTGGAACGTTTGGTATAAACTGCACTCATATCAAATGGCCGTATATTCCAGGGGTAAATACAAATAACCAACCGCAATATGATCGTCAAGAATCCGTTTCTAACGGTAAGATACAACAAAAACAACGAGCGTTGGAACGTCGGGTACGTGAAGAAAAACGAAAATTGGAACTCGCCAAAGAATTGGATGACGAACAGGGAATCCTTAAATATAAATTATCTGTTAGAAAATACCAGTCAGCTGTAAAGAAAATAGTGAATGACAATAACTTTCTCGGCCGTGATTATGCTCGAGAAAAAATATATTGAGGTCTAACAATTATTGTTAGGCTTTTTTATCGTCCTAAGTATGACGTTAAACTGCTCAACTCATTCGTGGTCGTTGCCACGTAAAATAATCGAAGGAGAGAATCAGCATGAAAAGAGAAGATTTGAAAGCTTTAGGACTCGATGATGAAAAGATTGGCTCGATCATGGCACTTCATGGTCAAACAGTTAACGAATTAAACGGCAAACTTACTGGTGCGCAACAAGAAGTTGAGCAGTTTAAAACACAACTGGCAAACAACCAAACAGAATTAGATTCATTAAAAAAGTCAGCTCAAGGGAATGAAGATTTAACTAAGCAACTAACTGAGTTACAAGCGGCTTTTGATACGTCGAAAGCTGAGAGTGCCGCAAAAATTACTGAACTGCAAAAGCAATCAGCAATTGATTTAGCTATTACGCAATCAGGTGCAAGAAATGTCAAAGCTGTTAAAGCTTTGCTTGATTCAAATTCTTTAGAACTTACGGATAATGGTGAAGTGAAAGGATTGGATAAAGCACTTGAAACTGTCCGATCAGAAAATGATTACTTGTTTCAAGGAGCGCCAAAACCTCCTCAGTTCGTCAATCCAAACAATCCTAACCCAAATGGTCAGGAGGATAAATCTATTTTAGAAAAAATTCAGGAAAGATTAGGTGAATAAATATGGCTTTAGTATTAGATAGTAAAGATCTAGCAACAATTGATAAAGAGTTTCGCGCAGATTCACAGGTATGGGATGTCTTAACTCAAGGAGCAAAAAGTATCACTGCTGCCGATTTTGTGGGAGCAAATGAAGTACGTATTAACAAAATGTCCGGGTTTATGGAAGCGACTGAGTATATTCGTAATGGTGAAAATGCTCGTAACCAGATTAGCATTGCTAAAGAAACTATCAAACTGACACATGAAGACTGGTTTGGATATGATGTTGACCAATTGGATCAATCAGAAAGCGCAGCATTAACAATTAACAACGTTGTGACTGAGCATAAACGTTTAATTACTGTTCCTCATCGTGATAAAGTGGCGGTTCAAGCAATGTTTGACAATGCTGGTAATAAAGTTAGCGAAACATTAACAGAAGACAATATCTTAGCTGCATACGATGCTGCTGAAGAGTATATGACAGATAATGAAGTACCTGGCGGTTATGTGATGTTTGTTTCTGCAGCAACATATCGCTTGCTGAAAAATGCAAAAGGCGTAAGCAAAACATTCTCTACTAACCAAATGCAAGTCAACGGAATCAATCGTACAGTTGCTCAAATTGATGGTGGAGTACCTATCCTAAAAGTTGCCAAAAACCGCATTAACGGAATTAGTATCCTAGATACAATCAATTTCATTATTACTCCGTTGACTGCAATTGCTCCAATCGTGAAATTTGGTACTGTTGACACAGTTCCAGCTTCACAAGACCGAAACGGATACCGTGACACTATCAAAGGTTTGGACTACTACGATGCGATTGTATTTGACAATGCTAAGAAAGCAATTTACGTTTCATACGTCCCAAAAGCGTAGACCCATCCGGCGTAACCCTAAATAAAACAACGGCTACGCTAACGGTGGGATCAACAGAAACATTGTCTGCTACTGTATCACCAGAAACGGCAACTGATAAATCAGTCAAATTTACCTCTAGCGATGAAACAATTGCAACAGTAACGCCAGTGCAAGGAAAGGTTACTGCTATTAAAGTAGGAGCTACGACGGTCACAGCGACAACCGTAAATGGTAAAACTGCTACGTGTGAAGTCACGGTAACCGCAGCAAGCGAAGGATAGCTACTAAACTATCCTTTTTAATTGAAAGGAGGCAGTTATGAGCTATCTTACGCACGATGAATATTTAAAATCAGGATTCAACAAAGTATCAGTTTCGGAGTTTGATGACTTAGAAAAATGTGCTGCACGTCAGCTTAATCGAGTGACAGGCGATTTTTACATGAGACATTCTTTAGCTGATGACACGTTCAAATATCGAGTGGATAAGTTCAAAATCGCAATGGCTGTCCAAATTGAATATTTGAAGTCAGTTGGAGTTACTTCGTTATCAGACTTACTAAATGCTTCCCCTTCAAGTGTCAGCGTTGGTCGTATGCGTATTGAAGCTGGAAGCACGAATGCAGCAACAGTTGGCAGAACGATGGTTGCAACAGAGGCTTATAACGAGTTGATCTATACGGGACTTCTTTACAAGGGAGTTGACTATCGATGATTCCTTTAATACCAAAAGAACTTTGTAACCAGTCAATTACTTTGAGGCTGCTAGATGGTCATGACAAATGGCAAAAACCTGTCTTTTCTGAACCAATCACGATTAATCATATGATCTTTCAACCTCAAACAGTGTACAGCGGTAGTAATAATAATCGGCAAGTGGTAGCCAACGCTATCGCTTTTTTGTTTGCTGGAGTATCTGATCCGATGCCAGTGATTAATAAAAATCATGTTGGGTCAAAGATTGACTTTGAAGGTGAGACTTACACTATCACGACGATCGTAGATAACCGTAATCCATACAGTAACGAAGTCTACACGTATGAGTTGGAGGTGTTGTGATGCTTGTAATTAATATTAATAAGTCTGTCTTTGATAAAAAGGTTTCGGTTTCAAATATCAAACGAGCTAAGTTTGCATTAACAAATCAAGCTTTAGCAGATATGAATCAATATGTCCCAATGAGGCCTGGAAGTGGGCATCTACGAATGAGTGGTACCTCAAATGGCGATCGCATAGCTTATCGAATGCCATATGCTGGCCCTCAATTTAGAGGGATCGTCAATGGTAGTAGAGTTAAGAATTATACAACGCCAGGGACAAGCCGACGTTGGGACCTCAGAGCAAAAGCGAATCACATGGATGATTGGCGTAGAGCGTTTATCAAAGGAGGAAACTTGTAATGGATTTATGGGAACGATTATCTGATTCAATAGATTCTATTCAAGGCCTTCCAATGCCATGCTCGATGGGATTTCTAAACGGTGAAGATACACTTTGCGTTTATTCTATGCCGGGTAGCCGAACAGTAGAAGAATACTTTGACGGTACGAAAGAGCGTGAAATGCTTTACGAAGTAGGATTTAATACAAAAGATCAAGAAAAAGCCAATCAAACTCTTTGGCTCATATCAAATCATTTAGACGAACTCTCAACTCTGAAGTCAGAAGATGAGAGCTTCGTCTTTTTAGGTATCGAAATAAGTGAGACTCCTTTCGTAAGCGAACAGGACACTCAAGGGAACTCAACTTATCTATTAGGCATCAAAATCACCATTCATCAATTCAAAAATTAGGAGGAAATTTAAATGGCAGAAAATAGTAAAGAATTTTTACTAAACTTTAAAAACAAATTGGAAATCGATACTTCAGGAAGTACAGATTTAGATCAAATCGCATCGGCTAAATTCGCACCATTAGCAGCAGGGATCACAACTATTACTCCAGCTGCAGCGGACACTACAGATGCATCCCCTTACTACGATGGAGAAGGATTCACTGATTCCACTGTAACTGGTAAAAATATCACGTTCCAAGTTGCGGGACACCGTGTATTTGGAGATCCAGCTCAAGATTATGTAGCGTCTAAATTCTTGTCAATCGGAGATGAATTACGCACGTTAGCACAATGGACTGATGCCAAAGGGAATAAGGTTCAAGCTGTTGTTACATTGACATCTATCGTGCCATTTGGTGGTGCAGCTAATGCTAAACAAACGTTCAGCTTCACAATGGCATTCAACGGCAAGCCAAAATCGGTAGCAGCGGGGGAGTGATTAGCCCCACAAGCGTAACGCTTAATAAAACAACGTTATCGCTCGCTGTTGGGGCAAATGAAACTCTTACAGCTACCGTTTTACCAGCAAATGCTACAAATAAAAACGTTACATGGTCATCCGCTGATTCAACAATTGCGACCGTCAATACGACGGGTAAAGTTGTAGCTGTAAAAGCCGGAACCACGGAAATTACAGTTAACACAGTAGATGGTAATAAGAGTGCTAAATGTACTTTAACAGTTACTTAATCATAAAATTAGAATGATTAGAGCAGGTTACCCGCTATTATGGTTACCTGCTCTTTTAATATTGGAGGAAAAACAATGGCTATCAATAATGTAATTGACTTAGATGCAAAATTATCACTAACTAAATCCGTAAAAATTGCAGGTAAAGTATATGAAGTTCAAATTTCAGATGAAATTGACAAAACTATAACCGATTTAACGACTATTGATATTCCAGATCAATTAAAAAATATGACTTCAAAACTTGAAAAAATGGATGAAGATGATAATGGAGCTAAAGAATTCAAAGAATTTACTCAATTTGAAATGGATGAATTAAAAGATAAAGCTGTAACTACTCTAGATGTGATTCTTGGGAGTGGTGAAGGTAATCGCGTTTATAATTTTTACAACAAAAGTACAAAAGCCCTTTTCACAATTATTGGATTGCTTGAAAAAGAGTTGGGGGAAGTTGTTTCTGAACGTAGTAAAACAGCAAAAAAACATTACAAAAATAATCGTAAGAAGTGATTAGATGTTTGATCTAACGAGAAAACCAGAAACAACAGTGATTATTTCAGGTAATGAGTATCAAATTGATTTGTCTTTTGACACTGTTATTCGATTCTATGAACTAATTGACGATAAAAATTTGGAGTCTATAGAAAAAATAATTCTTGGGTTCAAATTGTTTTATATCGATTCAAAAAAAGCAGAAGATACATTCACTTTTGAAGAAATGCAACAAGCTATTAACGACATAGTTGACTATATTCAATCGAATCCATATGGAAGCATTGGAAGTGAAGGAGAATCGACTGGTCAGGATTCAAATATGAATTATTCGTATTCTCAAGACGCTGGAGCTATTTATTCTTCGTTTATGGCAGATTACAAAATCGATTTGTTAAATGAGCAAGGTTCAATGCATTATCTAACTTTCAAAGCGTTGATGTCTGGTTTAAGCGAAGACACTCAATTTCAGCGGATACTAGCGATTCGGTCAAGAAGCATAGCTGGTTTAGAAGGCGAAGAACTAAATAGCTTATTAGAACTGAAAAATTATTATGCTCTTGATTCTGAAAAAACAGTTAACAGTCTCGATGATCAACTAGGCGATATGTTTTCTATGTTAGCAGCACAAGCCAAATCATAAGGAGGTGAGTATTTGAGCGCAGATGCAACAATAAATATTGATGTGATGCTGTCGAATTTACCTAAATTTAAAACAGACGTTAGTTTTGTTGATGACGTATTAACAAAATTGGGAATGAATACAGGATCAAAAATTGATGATTCATTTAAAGCCGAGACAGCAAAAGTTACAAAAATTGCCAAATCAACAAAAAAAGATGTCGATCAAACTTTTGATAAACCAGTTAAGTTCGCAATCAAGGCTGATAATTCGGATGCTGAAAAAGATGTCAAAGAGACAAAGGCTTTTTTAAAAGGCATACCGAAAAGCAAAATAACTGAACTGAAGGCGGATAATGACGGAGCATCACTGAAAATAAAAGCTACAAAAGAGGGTATAAGCAAGATACCTAACAGGAAAGAAACAATACTTAACGCAGATGCTTCACAAGCAAAAACAGAAACAAAAGACCTCGGTGATACTGCTGAAAAAACCAAATCTAAGTTTATCAGCTTGAAAGATAAACTATCTATTGGTGCGATTGCTGGTGCTTCTTCACAAGCACTGCAGATTTTAACAGGTAGTTTTTCAGATTTAATCGGTGAAACTACTCAATCATCTGACGCAATGGATAAATTCAAATCTACGATGCAGTTTGCTGGCTTTACAGAAAAAGAAACAAAAGAAGCTGCTAAATTTGTAAAAAAATATGCAGATGACACAGTATATGAATTGTCCGATATCTCGAATACTACAGCACAACTAGCAGCAAATGGTATTGGGAATTATCAAGAGTTAACAGAAGCAGCAGGGAACTTAAACGCTGTAGCAGGTGGTAATTCTGAAACATTTAAATCAGTAGCAATGATGCTTACCCAAACGGCTGGTGCAGGGAAACTAACTACAGAAAACTGGAATCAATTGGCTGATGCCATTCCCGGTGCATCAGGTAAAATGCAAGAAGCGATGAAAAACAACGGTGCTTTCACTGGAAACTTTCGTGATGCGATGGAAGAAGGTCAAATATCAGCTGAAGAATTTAGTAAAGCGATTGTTGACTTAGGTATGACTGATGTAGCTGAAGAAGCTGCAAAGTCTACTAAGACTTTTGAGGGCGCAATGGGTAACCTCCAAGCGAATATCGTTAATAAATTGAATGAGATCGTTGATGACATCGGTAAAGATAAGCTTACAGATATTATCAGCTTCATATCAGACAATACTACTAAACTATTTGATTCTATTTTGAAAGGCATAGATTATTTAAACGATAATCAGGATAAATTATCGAGTATCTTTGATAATTTGAAAAAGATTTCTAAAATATTTTTCGGTGCTGCATGGGATGCGGTTCTTGATATTATTAAAAAACTCACTGGTAATTTTAGTTTACTTTCAGAAGAAACTGGCAAAACGAAAGACCCCTTACAACGATTTGATGATGTCTTAAGTGCTTTGTCAAAACATGAAAAGGGAATAGCACTTCTAGGTAAAGCATTAGCTACTTTATTTATTGCTAAAAAAATCGTTGGTGTGGTCTCGGCTTTTGGGAAACTGCTTGATATGTTCGGCGGAAAAGCATTACTTTCTAGTCCAATTTTTCTTATACCTGCAGCAATTGCAGGAATTGGATTTGCGTTTTATAAAGCATATAAGACAAGCAAGCCATTTCGTGAGTTTATAGATGGGATTGTCGATGCAGTAAAAAACTTTGTAGAGGTATCATTAAAGAAAATCAAATCATTTTTTAAAAATGTTACAGAAGGATTTGTTGAATTTAAGGATTCAGTTACGGATAAAGTGACTAGTATCAAAAAAAGCATCAAGAAAGTTTTTAACTCCGTTATTGATTTTTTTAAAGAGGATTGGAAAGAAGTATTAACATTCATTCTAAATCCAATTGCTGGTGTAGTTGCTCTATTGTACAAACACAATAAGAAGTTTAAAAAGTGGGTAGATGATCTACTTGATACTATTAAAGATGGATTGAAAGCTTTTAAAAAGAAAGTTCTTGATCCACCATACGATGCAATTACAGATTTGATTGATAAAATAGCTAAAACTTTTTCAAAATGGATGGGCAAAATAGAAAAAGCTCTTGAAAAAGCGGGTAAGAAACTTGGGAAAGCTACAGAGGTAATTTTTTGGCTTATCTATGGGCCAATACGGTTATTAGGTAGAAAAATAAAAAAAGGTTTCGATGAAGTTGCTGAATGGATAGAAGATAAACTTGAAAAAGCAGGGAAAGCAGTTGGGAAGGTTGTCGATAAAATCTCTTCAACAATAAAAAAAATCTTTAATTCTTTATCAAAATCAGTAAAAAAATCAATGGAATTATTTACTGAATATGTTATTGAGCCTGTGGATTCAGTTCGAAAAAAAGTCGTTAAAACAATTAGTAACTTAGTAGATAAAGTGGTCGATTTCTTTGTTGATTTAGTCAATATTACAAAGCACAAATGGAGAGAAATAAAATCCTCGATGGAGAAACCGGTTGATGATGCTAAAGAAAACGTATCTAAGACTATCAGTAGATTAAAAGAAAAAATAGCGGAAATATTTGAACGTATCCAATCAGTAACTAAGAGTGCGTGGAATACAATTAAACGCTATACAATTGAACCGATAGAGGATGCCTATGAAAAGGTAGTAAAAAAAGTTGGAGAGATTTACTCTGGTGTAACAAAATATTGGAATGATCTAAAGGACAAAACCAAAGAAAAATTCGATGAAATCGTTGATTATGTTAAAAAAGTTCCTGGTCGAATTGGTGATGCTTTTAAAGATGGAAAAGAAGCAATCGGCGATGGTATTAAAGCTGCAGCGCAATACATGGTTGATATTTTAGGTAATGGAGTCAATGGCGTAATTAAAGGTATCAACTGGGTACTGGAAAAAGTTGATGCACCAGATTCTGTTCGAGTTGATAAATGGGATGTTCCTAAATTTGCTACAGGTGGTATTCACCAAGGTGGATTGATGCTTGTTAACGATGGCGAAGGAGAGGAATTGGTTCGACATCCTGATGGAAGAATGGAAATTCCAAAAGGGAAAAATGTTTTGATGCATGCGGAAGCTGGTACTCAAGTATTGAATCATAGCCAAACAAAATCGTTTGCTGAAGCTTTTGGTATTCCAATGTACGCAAAAGGAAACGTAAGCAATCTAGGTGATTTCTTCAAGTCTGCATGGAACGGAATAAAAGACATTGGTTCTGATATTTTAGATGCAGTTCAACATCCAGTGGAGTTTGTCAAAAAAGCTATTTCAGAACATGTGAATTTCGATGCTACTCATCCAGTATTTGATATTGCTACAGGCGGTGTCAAGAAAGTAACAAATGGCGTTATGGATTGGATCAAAGATAAAATAGCAAGTTTTGGTTCTATTGGCGGAAGTTTTGACGGGGCGATGGCTGACAATGTCTATAAATATTTAGTAGATATTGCAAATCAAACAGTAAGTAAATTTGGCATGAGTGGTATCACTTCGGGTTATCGACCAGGAGACCCTTATTACCACGGAAAACACCAAGCGATTGATATTGCTTATCCTGCTGGAATGAATGGTTCAAGTAAGTATTTCGATCCTGCGAACTGGGTGTTTGAACATTTTGCTGATAAGGTTGGCTATGTTATTACTCAAGGTAAAGTTCGAGATAGGACAGGTCAATCAGGGCAACCTGCTACAGGAAATTGGGAGACATGGCCAGATAACGATCACTACGACCATTTGCATATTACAGGTAAGCTTGGCTCTGGTGATATTTATAAAGCAGGCGAAGGTGGCGGAAAAGGTTCGCCTACAGGTTCTGGCGTTGCAAGGTGGACTAGCCAATTAAAAGAAGCCTTGCGAATGAATGGATTACCAACCACTGCTTCGTATGTCAATGCTTGGTTAAGGCAAATCGAAACTGAATCAGGAGGCAATGAGCGTGCTGTTCAGCCTGGAATAGACCCAGATGGTGATGGCTCTGGTCCAGCAATGGGACTAATACAAGCTAAGAAAGGAACATTTTTAGCAAATGCGTTTCCTAGCCACGGAAATATTTTTAATGGTTTTGATAGCATGCTTGCTGGTATTAGATATGCACTGAAAAGATATGGTCCTGATATGCTCGCAGTCATTGGTCATGGTCATGGTTACTCAAATGGGGGAGAAGTATTTGGACCAGAGTTAGCTATGTTTGGTGAAGACCCTGCTTATCCATATGAAATCAACATCAATCCTGCAAAACCAAGTGCAGATATGCTGATTCAAAAAGCGATTGTTGCAAGAGAGAGATACAAACCAGCCGTACAAACAAATCAAGTGGTTTATTCAAATCAACATCCAAGTGGCGGAAATGAGCACAAAACGATGAGTAAAAAAGATATTGAAACAATCGTTCAAGCGTTAAATGAAAGACCAGTGCGTGTCGAAAGTATTCTAGACGGTAAGAAAGTCAGCAAAAGTGTAGATGAATATACTGGTTCATCATTAGCAAGAAAACTATATACGAGAGGAAAGAATTTCAATGGATGATAAAACATCAGTATTTCTCCAATTTAGTACAGGTAAATTTGACTTACTAGCAAATTACCGAATAAAAATTATTGATATAAAAATTGGGATGCCAGTACCTAAAAATGAATTTTCTTCTTATGCAGGTTCAGTAGGAAAAAAGCTGCTGACACACTCATTTGATTCTTTTCCTATTACTCTTGAATTTGATTATTTTGCAGACAATCTAAATGATCTTATTTTGACTGAAACAGAATTGAGAGAACTATTTAATAAAGAAGCTGAATACTACTTTATCTATACGAAAGAACCTGGTAAAAGATTTCCAGTGATCGTTGAGAGTATGACTATAACCAAAAAGGCATATTTTAAAGGAAATTGTGTTGTATCATTTTCCGCCTATAAAGGATATTCTGAATCGATGGCAACGACTTTATCTGATTTCAGTTTAGATGAGGATTGGCAGTTTTCTCAAGGTCTAGTTTCTGAAGATTTTAGTTATACACACAATACTAGTTTCTTTAAGATTTTTAATGCTGGCAGTTTTGAAATTGATCCGAGAGAGTCAGATTTACGTATTACCCTCGAAGGAGAATCAGAAGGAAATGTGACTATTTTCAATAAGACCACAGGCGATCGTTTCATTTATTATCCTTCTCTCTCAACTAATTTAGGGCAGACGTTAGTTTTGGATGGCGTATACCCAAAATTGAATGGTGTAAGTTGTGGTATTGATACAAACCATGGACTAATCACTTTAGCTGAAGGGGTCAATGAAATCGAAATTCAAAATATTACTAGAGTGAAATCTTCTTGGGATTTCCGTTTTTTGTATAAGTAGGTGATACTTTGAAAAACATATTAATACGTAATTATGAAGAAACGAAAGAGGAAATCCTTATTAACTACGATAAGGATTCTTTTTCTGTCTCGTGGCAACAAAATGAAACGTGGGAGTTATCTGTGACTGTACCAGAAACAAAACGGAATCAAATAACCTTTGATTTAATTGACTATGAAAACTATGTTGTTTTTGATGGTCAGCAGTATTCAATCAAGCAGATGAGACCATATGCTTCTGGTAGCCAAATCTATAAAGATGTAGTAGCAACTCATGTCTATTACACTATTCAAGATGGATGGCAATATGACACCATATCTGGAACAAAATCAATCAATGATCTTCTGACTCATATTTTTAAAGCAGGAAATCGTGGATTCAGTTGGGAAGTTGTAGATCCCAACAATGTATTTTTAAAAAAGGAACAGGAGAACTTTGGAAATGATAATTATTTAAATCTTATTAATGAAATTTTGGAAGATTACGGTGCCGTTGTGATACCAAACAATAAGCACTTAGTATTTTATCCCATTTCAGAATATGGAAATATAACTGAGCAACAAATCCGATATAAATATAATACGGATGAAGTGTCGTTTGATATTGATACTTATGCTTTGAAAACACAAATTAAAGGATTTGGTAAGAAAAAAGAAGATGACTCATATTATTTTAATCCAGTTACTTATACTAGTCCCGAATCAAAGAAATGGGGAATCAGGATACAAGACCCAATAGAAGACGAACGTTACACTATTCAAAATAATATGATTGAATATCTAAAACAGCAGTTACACGACTATCCAGATGTTTCAGGATCCGTAACACTAAAATGGGCTGTATCTCTTAACAAAGGGGATAAGGTCCTTTTTGTTTATGAACCTTTGAATATAAGTACCTACATTCAAGTTGTGGGAATTACTAATCATCCAGCTATCCCTAATAAAGCGCCAGAGATTGTATTATCAAATACCAAGAAAACAATCACTTCAATACTGGCGAATCTTGCTAAGAAAGGACTGATGTAAATGGGGTTAATTAAATTATTATCAAACAATATTGCTTTGAAGTGGAAAGAAACATTTAACCAAAATGTTGATTATCTAAATAAACTAGAAACTACTTTAAAAGAAAGAGATGACCAGTTAAATACTCGTGTTGATAATCTCGTGCTTCATTCAGGTGGTGATTCTCCTAACGAAGTAGTGGATGCTCGGGTGAATCACATAGGCGAAACATTCGCTACGTTACAAGGAAGACTGACAGACACCGAAAAAAAAGTTTCTGAAAGCGTCTCTACCCTAGAAAAAAATCAAGCTGATATAAAAGCACAAGTCGCTCAATTAAACAATAGTGTAGAAACAATTATTGGTGGTAGTGCTGACTGGATAAATCTTTATGTTTCAGCTGATTTGGGAAGCGACCAAATTGGAGATGGATCAGAAGAAAAACCATTTGCGACAATTCAGATGGCTGTAAATCAGATCCCGTTAGTTTCTATTCCTGGAATTAGCATTTGGGTAGATGATGGTGTTTATTTGGAAGATGTTTTCATAAGAAATGTTAGTGCTACTACTATTCATATTGGCCCTAAAAATGATACATCTGTAATTGATCCATCAAAATCAGATATGCCAGTAAAACTTCGCAGTCTTACATTTTATCAATGTAAAGGTTTTTTCAAGGTCACAGGTCTTCAATTTGTAGATACTATAAATGCGCCCAAAAATAGTGGATTAATATATAGTCTGATGTTGCTACAAGGAGGATATCTTTCTGTCGATAAGTGTAAATTTGCTGAGGATAACAGAAATTTAATCAGCGCAGCGATTTATACAGAAGGGTTGTCTGCTTCTAACGTCTACAATACTTGCTATTTTTATAGACAAAATATTGTAGTTTATGCCAATTTAATGTCACAAGTTCTTATATCACAACAAACAAGCGGCAAAGAAAACACAACAGGTGCTAGGAGTAAGGATGCAATCATTCGTGGGAAATTCCCAGTGGGTTTTGCTGATATAAATGAAGATGTTAAAGATCTTGGCTTAATCATTACTAAAGGGACGGTGTTGTCCTGATGGCGTTTAAAATTAATGAATCGATTATTGTGATTCAAGCAGAAGCCACTAGTCCAAACAGGACGAATGTTGTTTTTTGGTCGCATGATCGGGGAACAGCTAAGCTTCGAATGAAGTTAGTTCGGAAAAACGGCATTCCTCAAAGTCTGCCAGAAGGGACAACTGTTCCGATTCGCTTGATGTTCAAATCTGCAACGGCAGAAGGTGGTTATGGTAAACATGACTATCTAGCTACGGTAGAAGATCCTGTGAATGGTATTGTTTCTATTGTGTTAGAGGATAATATACTGGGATACGTAGGCACCGTAGAAGGTAGCGTATATATTGATTTTCCAAACGACCGCTCGTTAGATACAGCTGGTCGTTTTACTTTTGACATCAAACGCAGTCCAATCGATGATAGTACGCCAGAACTAGAAGATTATTATTTCAATGGGTTTAGCCAGACAATCGATAAAATCGAAAAAATTCTAGCTGATGGAAAGCAAGAGATTGAACAAAAAATTGCGGAATCTGAAACGCAGATTGATGGGAAACTGAAAGACACAAACGACAAAATCACGAAAGCCAATCAAGATGTCGCAACTATCAATACGAATATTGATAAAGCCAATGATCGTATTGATCAAACCAATCAGAAAATCGGCGATCTCGGCAAGCTGAAAAAGATGTACAGTAACAGCATCGACTTCGGGGGCTATGATTATTCGGGAAGAGCTAACTTAGCACCTAACCTAGATTTTAGCAAGTTTAGTAGTAATGGAACAACAATAACAAAACCATTAGCTTGTTTCAAAGATCACGAAACATATTTAGAACTAGACAGTAGCGATCCTTCGGCAGTCAACATAAACAGAAATATATACGTGCCAAATTGCTCAGCGTTGCTTCCTAATAATGTGTATATTATGACAGTCCCAATTATGATAAACGCAGATTTTGACATTTTTCAGAACGGCTTTAATATTAAAAGCTAGCGATGGAACTGCATTAGCAACAATAAACCCACCACGTGAAAATGTAGGGACATGGCAAAATGTGACAACAGTGTTCACTGTGCCAAGCAATCTTAAATTTGATACCACTTACTTACAACTTTGGCAACCTATAGAAGGTAACGGCAAAATCTACATTGGTTATGATATTAAGATTGAGAAAGTAACGTCAACAAGTGATACGGCAACTCCTTACCAGCCAAATTTACTCGATGCGCCGTATTATTTGAGTAAGGTGGCTTTGGGTGAGAATATTGCTGATCCTACAGTTGAATTCCCAATCACAAGTAGTAGCGAGGGGATCTATGCAAAAAATGCACTAGAGGATTTTGTTTTAGGTGAAACTTATACTGTGACGATAGGAGCGACTAAGCCTGCCTCACAAACTATTCGGGTTTATTTAGCTCAAAAACAATTCAGTGGCTTTAAACCAGTTGAAGGATTGGTTGATACATGGGTCGCCACTGTGTCAATAACTCAGCTAGGGGAAAACGCAAAAGGGGTATACCTTTTTCAAACGCCAAATACTTCTTTAGGTTCATGTACCATAAAATGGTTGAAAATTGAAAAAGGCGACACACGAACCCCAAATATTAGTCAGTTTAAATACTTTGGTGAAGGATTGAAAGATAGCAACAATCCGAACGACTATAGTTGGGATGTCACACCTGAATATACTGAAAAAGGCTTGAATAATACGGTTAGTCTAACTGAACCCGAAACCGTTTTAGGACTAAAAAATTTCAAAGATGGGGTCCAGATAGACGGAGTAGATGTGGCAACAGTTAAAAACTTAGGTAGTGTGTTACAGAGTGGATCTGGTTTGACTACTATTCAATCAGATAAGCAAAGCGCATTTGATGAATTTTCATACGAATTCGAACGTATTGGTGATAGGGTATTCTTTCACGCACGAGTAAAAACAAACTCGACAACAGCCGTAGCTTCACATGTGAATCTACTAGAAATTCCTTTAGGATTTCAGCTTCCTATTGGAGGGACAATTGGAGGAATTCCGTTGTCGGTTGTACAGTGGACTACGCCACAAGGAGAAATCAGCGCTTTAGCAATCACTGATTTAACTGGTAAACAAGTAGTTAAATTTGCAACTAATCGAGTAGGAAATCATTATATTTCAGGAGAATGGCGAACAGCTGATAGTTATCCAGAAACAAAGTAGGAGGGAAATAAATGAAAGATATTTGGAAATATGGACGTACTGGCGGAGAGTACGCAGGAAAAGTATTGGACGACATGCTTGTATCCGTTCCTTACACGGATCAGCCACCGTTTGAAGGGATTCGTGCTGATGGGGAGCCGCTAACGATTGCTGATCAGATGTTTGATCCTAAACTGAACCAATGGATTGTGTTAGCGAACACACTGGATCACAACGATTTAAACAATCTCAAAGCGATGTACGAGGCACTGGAACATGAAAACGACAACCTAAAACAGCTCAATGCCAAAATCATGCTAAACGATGTAGCAATTAAACAGGAAAATACTGCATTGAAAGAAAAAGCGGATAGTTTAGCACAAATCAATTCAAAAATGATGCTTGCTTCGTTACAAAATAGCAAAGACATTTCAGAAATTAAAGAGCAACTAAATCCAGCTTCAAAGGGAGGTGAGTAGTATGTTTAGTTTTAGCGATGTGAAAATGATGTATGATTGGGGCTGTTTTACTGACGATCAAGTTCGACTATTCGTTCCACTATGCATTACAGACGAAGAAGCAGATAAAATTATTAATAAAGATAAGAGCGCATCTTAAGTGATGCGTTTTTTTGTTGGAAAGTTGGTGGAACATGAAAGAAGAAGCGCTCCAAGACGTTGTGGAGAGATTAGTAAGAATTGAAACAAAATTAGACAACTACGAATCACTTAGAGAAAAGGCTGATAGTGCAAAAGATTTGGCAGATAAAGCCTATTCAGTAGCACTAAACAATGCAGAAGACATCAAGGAAATGAAGAACAATAATAAATGGGCTTGGGGCTATATGATTGGCTTAGGCATTACAATCATTGGCTATTTCTTGACTAAATTGTAAAGGAGGTGAGAAGAAATGATTTTACCCGATAAGTATTATCAAGTCATTAAATGGACGGTTTTAACAGTATTACCAGCTGCATCTGCTTTAGTAGCCATGTTAGGAAAAGCGTATGGATGGAATGGAACAGATATGACAGTGCTGACTATCAATGCAGTAGCAACATTTTTAGGCGTTATCACTGGTGTGTCTGCATATAATTTGAAAAAATAGGAGGAAACAAATGAAAAAGAAAATTACTATTACTGCGATGAGCCTATTAACGGCTCTTTTTTTATTGCCAATTAATGGGTTTGCTTATATGATTAACAATGAATTTAATTTGGGCGCAAATGAAGGTAGCTCACAAGTAGCAAATAATCAGTATATTTTACTGCATGAAACGGCTAATGAAACAGCAACAGGACGCAATGAAGCGCAATATATGCAACGTTCATGGACTAGTGCTTACACTGCTTACATTGTGGGAGACGGTGGAATTGTTTATCAAGTCGGACAACCTGGTTATGTGCAGTATGGGGCTGGTTCATATGCTAATGCTAACAGTCCTGTGCAGATTGAGTTACAGCACACGCATGATAAAGCAACTTTTGAGAAAAACTACAAGGCATACGTTGAATTGGCTAGAGATTCAGCAATGAAATATGGTATTCCATTAACGTTGGACACTCCTTATAACCAACCGGGAATCAAATCGCATTTATGGGTAACACAAAACATCTGGGGCGATCATACAGATCCTTATGGTTATCTTTCTGAAATGGGCGTAAGTAAAGAAAAATTAGCCTATGATTTGGCTCATGGATTTACCGATGAAAATCCGACAACTTCTGAAAACAAGCCTGTCATTGATCCAACACGAGCAGGTGCACCAAATCCGACTTTAACAGATGGAACGAATCATTCTCACATTGATCAGTTTGGGGAAATCGAAAATGCGAACTTGCATGTGGCTGGATGGCACATTGCTAACTATAAATACGAGTATATTTTCATTATGGATTACAATACTGGAAAAGAATTAGTTCGAGTAAGAGCTGATGGAATTTATAGACCAGATGTAAATCAAGCTTATAATACTTTAGGAAATGTTGGTTATCATGTATCTTTCAATATGCGCAACTTCCCTAATAAGAAAGTCTATGTCATGATGCGTGCAACGAATGATCCAGAAGGGAGCACTAAAGGCGGAGCACAAGATTTTCATGATAAGCGTTGGTACTTGAATATTCCGCAACGATAAAAAAATAGCCCCTCGTTGAGGGGCAATACATAGCTAATTTTGTTTGTTTTTTTGCCGTTGCTTGGCAGCTTTTGCGACGGCGGCGTATATCTCAGCAGTATAACTTGCATATTTCTCTAG